CTACCGAGCAGCGAGAATCCCTGCGATAAGGCCGGTTGCTGCTGTGATGAGCAGGTATTGGTTATCAACCTTTACCCAATGCTGACCGCGACCTGGTTTGCGCAGGCCATAACGCTTGTAGTCGCGGATTTCCTGATGACGGCGCCAATCTCCATAGCGCTCACCGCGCGACCAACGTTTGTGGCCATGATCACGGCGATCATAGCGCTGGAATTCCTTGCCGTGTGACGGACGGGTTGGCTCAACACGATTATATCCCGGCTTGCGTGGCTGATGATAATCCTGAGCCTGAGCAAGTGGCGCGCCAACAAACGAAAGAGCAATGGCGGCGAGAACGGCTTTTTTAATCATGGGACACTCCTTTTGTGTTGAAACGAATTTATCGCCGCTGGAGTGAACACGAGATGAATAAAGAGCTATGCAAACATTAAATAAAATCAATGTGATCAGAAACTAAAAAGGCGGCAATGAAGAGTATAAGCTTCAATGCCACCTTTAAACTAAACGTCTCATCCTAATCATACCACATACAGCATCAGTGGAATGAGAACGAGAAACGCCGCAGCGATACCTGTTTCAATCTTCGAATAGAACAGCATAGCAATCTCCATTATGGTTAATGACAAATTAACAACGCGACTGCCGTGATTTGGTTCAATCGAGTAGGGAAATATCGCCAAATTTCCAAAAAAGGATGGTTTGCGATAACACTGCTAACACCGGAAGCATCGAGAAACGTGTGCTCTCTAACGGCTAATTTCTGAATGAGCATAATTACGTGCGCCCGATTTTTCCGTAGTATTCAGATGTTCTATTTTGAATGGATTATTAATAATCACGACGATAGCGAATATTGAAGATCTGTGATGCGTTTCATTTGTATCTTCGGGTGGATACAAGACCAATTTCCAAGGCATTCAAGCAAAAAGTCGGAAGAAACAGATCATATCGCATTTTAATACTCAATCGGATTGTCCAAGAGCGGTTGGACGTAGTAATCCAACCGTTTTTTGTTAGACTTAAATATTGATACCCAATGCAGTAACAGCCATTTGCATCGCTTTCGAAATGGCCGAGAATTTTAATGACTGCCAATTACGATAATCGTTGACCAGCGTTGCAGATATCCAGCAAGCGCCGCGATTGGCGGGCCGTTCCCATCCTATCAATCCCGCGTCTCGTGCACGCGCAAGAATTCTCGCAGTGTTGCTTTGGGACATGCGATAACGATTAGAAATGCCGTTTGATGTGACGTTCCCTACCCATATGCGATCTTCTGAAAACTCCCACGGTGCGCGAGATGCGACGTCGTGGAGAATGTTGTTTCCTGATTCCGCATGCGTAAAATTGGCAATGCTAGCTACTGGCCTGCACCAATCACTGTTGTGCAGAACTTCCCTTGTCATAATTGGTTGAACGTAGCTGAGAAGAGAAGGATAAGTGTTCATCAGCTCGACCCGGTTTCCATCATCTACCAGATCCAGCGCGGTGAGATGCGTTATCACCCAAAAGCGGATCAGTTCTTCCGTTTCAGGCTTGGCTCGGTAAAGCTGTTGTCGCTTATCTGACGTGGGTACAGCCTCAATCAGCTTATATTGGCGGGTCTCCTGAAGAAATGCCAGCGTGGTGTTTTTACTGGCGATAGGCGTCCCTTTTAGAAAATTGAGCAGGTTTGTGGGTGAAATCGGCGGGTTTTCAGGATTGGTTGTGTGCTCGAAATGCACTGCGAATGTTGCCTGACTGAGCAGCCACTTTTGCATATCAGAAAGGTAACGCGCTTCGCGCGGCAACCTACCAGTGATGGCCAGAAGTTCCTTTGCTGTTGATGCAAGACAATCACCAAAGCGTGGGATTTTGCATAATTCGTGTGGTTCGAAAGATTTTGGCAGTGAATGGGCAGTTCGACTGGATAACGCGGCTTCCATGATTGCATTCGCATCCGAATCTTGCAGGTTTTCCATGTTTCAAGGAGTAACACCTAAACAAGACACTCCTATCATATACCGGTCTTAGCGCCATATCTAAGCAAGTCTTTTGGTTACTTTCCCTGCACTAAAAATCTTCAACATGCGCAAGAAGTGTGCTTACCTCCGCACCAGAAGCACAGGGCATTACATGGCAGATATTTCACATCCAGCAATTAGCACGCGTAAGAAGAAGATTATTGTTTTCGATACTGAAACCACAGGCCTCCTGCCATATGACCGGATTATCACAATTGGTGCCGTGAGAATCGAAGGTGATGAGTTGCTAAATCAGCCGCTATATCTGATTTTTGATCCTCGAAAAGACAGCTCACCGCAAGCTGAAGCGGTTCACGGTTTCGACAATTGGATGACGCGTTATCAGGATTTGTTTGCTGATCTGGCCAGATCTTTGCGTGATTGGTTTTCGTGGGCTGACGAAATCGTTGCCCATAATGCCGAGTTCGATATGCGCTACATTCAGCGCGAGTTTCGTAAGGCTGAAGTGGAAATGCTGACTCAACCGGTTCATTGCACAATGGACGGCGCCCGGAAGGTCTGGAGAGGCAAATCTGCCAAATTGGATGATTGCCTGTCGAGGGTAAGTTTATCTCGTGTGGGAGCCCGCCATGGCGCCCTGGAAGACGCTTACTTGACAGCGGCGCTTTATTTACACCAGCAAGGATCGCGAGCGGCGTTGCCAATCATCGATCCAATGCAGGCGCCAAAAAACCTTAAAGCCTATCCAGATCGCCCCTTAGGACAGCTCCCCCGTCGCACGCCAAAGCGCCGACAGGGCATCTTATCCTCGCTCTAGTTACCGGATATGGAGGAACTGTATTCCTGCAATTGCTTCGTGCGGGCTTCAATCACGCTAGCTCGACAGCTGGGATAGTTAAGAACCTGTCCTTCCCTGCCCCAGTCACCATTTGCGTAAAAATTGCAGGACGATTCTTTGTAGCTATTCCAAAGTCGCTGTTCTGCCAGCAAATCGGTTTTGGTTTGTCCATCTGCTTGGCCATAAACTTTTTTCCAAGCTGTGTTTAGCTTGCCATCGGCGCGTTTCAGCCAGTCGCCGCCACACTGCGACCATGCGCTATTGCTGCCGTCGGATTGATTGATGCATTTGTCGTAGATTTTGTCTGCCAGTGCTGGTCCTGCAGATACAAAAATTATGGCGGCAAGAAGTGTTCTTTTCATAACATCTACCTAGTTGAGCCTGCCCCATTAATGGCGTGATCTGTGATCAAGTCAAGAATAGGAAAAAGCCCTGTCCGCAGATGAGCTGACAGGGCTTTTGGACGATTCAGAACTCACAAGCCTTTAGTTGTGAGATTCTCGCTTCTTTGGCCAGAAGTGACGGTTATCTCTACCGCGATAATGTCGGTCGGAGCGGTGGTGATGTCCGCCTCTCCAGTCACGAGATGGCCTGTCACGATGCCAACGGGGCGGAGGCGGCGCATGTCGGCGAACACGTACACAGCGGCCTCGACGGTCCGTTACGCGCCCTGGTCCACAGCGGTAATCAACATTATGGGTCAAACCCGTTTGGTTGGTTGGCTCCGGCATTGATACCGGTGCAGCATTTGCACCGAATGAAAACATTGCCATCGCGGCGGCCAGCGAAATCACAGAAAGCTTCATGTCTTCCTCCATTCACGAGACTTGACGATATTGGGGACAGTAATCAAAAAAACGAACGGAGCGTCATCACGTTCTGTTTTCAACCTACCGAAATCATTGATGGTTTTGATATTGCGCATCGATCTAGCGCTTTCGAAGCACAAGAAAATAGATAAGAATCACGACGATAAAGGGAACGCCAAAAAGCCACATCACACCGGCGGTCAGCATATTTCTCTCCTATAAGGACAGAAACTAAAATGCTTGACGGTCAAACTGGTTCCGAACAATTAAAAGGATTCACAAAGTCGGAAAAATCTTTTCCACTCCAACTTTAGAAAGACAAATCCCTTGCAATTGGAAAGGTGTGTTCGCCTGATCTAAATGATCAATTCTGGAAGTTTTATCGTACGAGCAAGAAGTTTAATTTCTTAAATCACTTAGAAGTAAGTGGCTCCCCGGTCCGGATTCCTCAGGGAAATCGAACCTCACTATTTTATCAATAAATTCAATTATGTAACCACCTTAACGACCTTCTGTAAAAACTTAAATGTAACCCAAATTGTAACCCGCATTTTCAGCACGAATCAATAACTTGACGCATAGCTAAAAATAGAACATAACAGGAACATTGGCAGGCGGTAATCAAACTATGGAGAACGCCATGAATGCAGTTTTAAACAACTACGACGCCGAAATTGACATGGTATTGGCCTACCATAAAGGCGATGTACGTGCGTCCATTGAAGCGCTTTTAAAAGACCGAGATTTCCTCGCGCGTGAGATCGAGCTGTCTCACATTGCACTCACTCACAATCAGCGTACCAACTCTTTTAAGAGGGCTGCGTGATGAAAAATTTCCAAGTCGCCCTTCCTGAAGCATACGCACTAAAATGCGCTCGACATGAAGTGCATCGAGATGCCGGCCGCCTTGGTGCTCGCCTTCCTCACCGCATGGCGCGTAAGTCTGGAATTGATTTTTGCGTATTTAGTTTCCCCACAGAAAGACGCATGAGCGTCTTTATGCGCCGTCACGGCGGCAAGCCTTTTGGTGATGGCGCTTGGGAACGAACCGTCGTTCGGTAATGAAGATATCGAATAGGACATTTTCGAAATGACCCGGTCACGCGGCGCACTAAGCATTACAAGCATCAATGCCACCTACCCTTATCAGGTCATTTTGGTCTTAACTGAATGGCATCGAGCTAACCTCATTCTGTTGCTCAACGACCGAGAGCGACTTGGCGGATATAGGCTTTGGACAGGAAAGCAGCATGGAGTTCATGAATTCAACGTTGCGCATTTCCCAAGGAAGGACAGGAAGAATTCATCAGGTTGTACGGAGGACTGCCCTACGATCCGTCCGATAAGAAGTCGAAGCCGTGGGAAACGTACTTTGAAAGATGCGCAAACCCAATACTCTAGCTGAAGTCCCGCGTGACGCCCGCGTCAAAGATCTCCCCTCTTGGTATGAGCTGTATGGCTATTGCTGCAGGTGCGGCCATCACGGACAAGTCGAGATACGGCAGATGCTGCGCAAGTTTGGCACTCAAACGATTATCGTCGGTCTAGAGCCGAGGTTGCGTTGCACTAAATGCAGATCGCTGAATGAAAGCCAGTTTGGCCTGGCTAAAATGCCGAGGTAAATATGTCCGGATATAAGTCTGAAAGCGGCGTCGCTGGAACAAGCAGTAAAAGGTTTGAGCATTGGTGTGACGCTGACGGATGCGAAGCTTGGGGCACCTACGGCTACAAGACCAAGTTTGGGCAGCTGTGGTTCTGCTACGAACACAAGCAGCAAGGCGAAGACGCGCTAGCTGGACGGAAGTGAAAGGCGCCCTATCCTAATCAGATCAGGAGGAGCGCATGTGCAATCTTTACAACCTCACTACGACACATGAAGCCATGCGCCGTCTGTTTCCAAAATTCGGCGATATAACGAACCGCGTCGATCCGCAGTTAGATGTCTATCCAGACTACCCAGCCCCGGTCCTGCGCAACATGGCAGATGGTGAACACGAGCTTGCACACCTTCGTTGGGGGATGCCGACGCCGCCTATGTACGTTAAGGGTGAGGCCGACAGCGGTGTGACGAACATTCGGAACCTCACATCACCCCATTGGCGACGGTGGCAAGGCGTTGAAAGCCGTTGCGTTGTACCTGCCACATCCTTTTCCGAATATGGGCAAGAACCCGATCCAAAGACCAAACGCAAGCCTCTGCACTGGTTCGCTCTAAACGAGGCGAAGCCCCTTTTTGCCTTTGCTGGCATCTGGACGATTTGGAAGGGCGTGCGGAAGAAAAAAGAAGGACCGGTCGAAGTTGATATCTTTGCCTTCCTGACCACCGAACCTAACGCCGTGGTCAAACCTATTCACCCGAAAGCGATGCCTGTAATCTTACGCACCACTGAGGAATAGATACCTGGCTTCGCGCGCCATGGGATGAGGCAAAGGAAATGCAGCAGCCTTTGCCCGATACCGATTTGATCGATCTGACGCCGAGTAATGGCAACAATGAAGGGCAAGGAAGCCTGTTTTGACTGGATTGATAGGAGCAAACCGATCCGTGCAAATAGTCACTCAGGCACATATACCTCAACCATGATAACGGTGATTGACTCTCAATCAAAAGGAGAACATTATGAGAACATCCGAAGCGGAGACGAATTAGAAAGACTCATGGCAATTAAGTTTACGAACACCCCTGTCCGCCCAGTAGAACCCAAAACAGGTAAAGCCAAAGGTTCGAAAAAAGCAGGTGGAACGTCGAACCGCGATAATTCCGACCTCGACAAAGACACTAACGGGAAGTGACCTGAATGGCTAATGCGCGTCTGATCGTGGTTGCTGCCTTTGATAAGAATGATGACGGTGAGCTCGTTCCTGCATTCGATCCAATGTCTTTTGAGACCGAAGGCCGCGCAATGAAAGCTGCGACTAGCCTGGAAGGAAAGCATTCTGGGATTGTCGCTTGGAGCCGGGAAGCAGATCCAGATATTGGTGAATATGGACCTCCAGCCATTATTTTCCAGTTTGGCGAGATCCCAGACATGGAATAACGAAACGCCTGAAACCAAAACCCCGTCAAAGCGGGGTTTATTTTTAGCTAGGAATTGCATCTGTGGAGGCCCAACAGAGTAAAAATACACTTTTCAATGAAAATTCATTTTGATAAAATTCTGCCGCGCTTCGTGCAGGAAGCTGGGTCCACGCGAAGCGCAGCCCCGGCCACTCGATCACACCTCTCGTGCCGGGGCTTTTCCTGGTAATTAATTAGTTCGCGCGCAGTTCGATCGCCTTCAATCGCTCAGCAAAGAATATAATCTTATTCAGATCATACAGGCGACTGGCCGCGTCCTTCTCTCCAAAACGATAGCAAGCCTTAAAGATGTTGCCGAGCGCAAAGGACATGCGTTTGTGTTCAATAAGATCGTTTAGTTCGCTCGCACCTTCAGGCAGTTCATAATAGCTGGTTGAGCCGCCGTCGGATTTGATCGCACTGCTGGATCGCATGCCAAGAGCAGTTAAATGCAAAGGCTTCGGCATAGGCACCTTAGGTTTATCCAACTCTCCACGCGCGATCTCACGGTCAATTCTTGCATCTGGCACCATCACATATCCTCCGGCGGTGCTGGTGGCAGCATCCAATGAGTTGGTACAGGTGGCATTCCACCGTCAAAGCGCTCGTCGAACCAGCCCTTTTCACCCACGGGCGCGCCATTAAGCCAATGATGGTAAGTGAATGCGCAGTCGGTTATACGTCCAAAGTTCGTCCACAGATCGACCTCAGTCCCATCTAAAGGCGCAGTTTCCAGTCTCTGCCAGCTACTCATACACCCTCCCTCACCTTACGCTTTGGCTCTTCGAACTTCTCAGTCATAGGCCCGCCAGCAAGCAATCCACGCAACGCTGACAGCTTATCTTCCACAAGCGGTCGGAAGCGCCTTGCAGCAAACGGCGGGTTTTCATAACCGAACTGTGGGCACGTTCCGCGATCTACGCCCTTGAGGCGCACGCCGATGTAAGAGCCATGAATATAATGCTCGAAAGGCCCGATCCACTCGATCTCGTAAATCTCGCCTTCCTTCACCTCGAGGTATTGCTCAAAGCCAACGACTGAATCGATGCAGACCACTTTTTGCCCAACATGGAATTGGTTCATATTGTGTCTCCTTCAATAATGGCTTCCGCAATAATGCCTCCCGCAATTCTATGTATATCCGACCACGCATCCTCATCGTCGAATACGCAGATCGCTATCGCAGCACATTGCTGCCTTTCTGCAAGGACGGCTGCTGCAATTCTCTCCTCGATGTGACGCTCAAGTTTAATCGCTGCAATATTTTCGCCCATCACGCCGCTTCTCTATTCTCAATGCTTCGGTACTCAACTGGCATATCGTGCTGCATCGCTCGATCGATGCCCATCTCCATTCCGCCGCTGATACCACGATCAGTGTAAACAACGCATTTCGTCGCCACGCTATACCAGGCAAGGCCTGCCTCTATCCCCAAGGACCGTTCATCGGGCTGCTTATCGTCCAGCACTTGTGTGTGTAGCAAATGGCTAGCAATCGGTGCCTCGCCTCGCCGCAGGCTGTCGCTCGTGCATATGCTATGTTGCCTTCCACGTCGCCGCTGTAAGGCGTTTCGATGATGGAGAGTGGTTGACGGTTATAAGGTTTTGGCAGGCACCTTATAACCCCTGTTCTTAAATGCCGACCTTCAACAGCGGCCCGTGCGGCTTTGTCTTCAGCTTCTTCAAGCATATTTTCTCCTCGTGTTGTGGTGAAACGCCGCTTGATTGGCGGCGTGGGTGGTATTGTCTTGATGCAGTTTCCAAGCCTACACTGAGAAACAAATAGGGAGGCCGATATGCAAATATTAGACGCCAAGTACGTTGGGAACTCAGCATCCATCACTGTGCAGTTCTCCGGAAAGAAAGTGGTCGTGGAATATGGCCCGATAGCTCCACCATTGGGCGGCGGGCGCATGAATTCCCCGTTCATCGATAATGTAGACCTGGCCATCAAAGAAATCTTGGCACAAACCAATCAACTTGAGACTGAAATTCGAGCGGCCGTTGCAGACTATCTAGCGTCCCAGAAGGGCTGACAGTTAGGCTGCAGCGCTTTGACTTTCCGCATTATCATTAGCCGCCGCATACTTACCTGCGACCATCTCGGGACGGAGAATATCGCGACCGACTTCGCCGAATTGCTTGCTGTAGGTGATACGTTTTGCTGATCGGCCTGACAGCCACCCACCGCCAGCTGCATAAGCGTCTGGTGCTGCGAGCGTTTCATGCTGTTCGACATACATCAGCGTGCCTTTTCTGGCGTCGTCGCTGTGTCTGTGTCCGATATGCACGTAGGCTTGTAGTGAGCGGCCAAACATTCCACGGAACATGCCAGCAATCGTGCCCTCGATATTTGCGACACCGCGCTTATGCCCGTGGTGATAGGCAAGCATCGTGCTGCCCCACTCGAAGGCGTAATAGAGGCTGGGAGAATTATCGACAGTGATGCGCGGCTCGTATTCATACATAACGGCCAGCATTTCGCGCAGCCATGCAGATGAGGCTGGGTCGTGGTTGCCCGATGCCATCACGACATGAACCCGCTCGTGCTTCTGCAACAGCATATCGATGATGCGCCGGATCGTGCGGATCACAATGCGAATGACCTTTTGAAGTCTGCTGTCAGCGTCCAGAACGTGCTTGTGGGCAGGAGTGACGCTTTCAAGCGCATCGTGGTGCATAATGTCGCCGAGCTGCGCCAGAATGGCCGTGTGAGCGTCGGGAGCCTGCGCCACGGCCGCAGAGAACCAATCTAGCAATAGCTGCTCGGCAATCCGCAGATCGTAATCGCTGCCAGTTTCTTCGCGCCACGACATCATTCCGAAATGGTTGTCAGTGATCGTGAACTGATTCAACAGATCCTCGCGACAACCCTTCGGCGCAGGCATGATAGATACGCGGGGCAAATCTTCTTTAAGCGATTCAACCATGGCTGTGATTGCAGCCCGCTGTTGGTCTGCGTCCGCACGCTCCATGATGTGCTGAGTGACGATTCGGCCTTCGCTGTTCACGAGCGTCGTCTTGCCTTTAACGGCTAAACCGGCAGTCGCCTCATAGACAGGGCCAGCCTCTTTCGTCTGGCGCATGTAGGTGCCGTTAGGCGTTTCCGTCAGGCTTTTGATTGCATAGCCGGGCAGCGTTTCCTTCGGACCCATCAATCCGAGCTCCGCCGCGCGTTTGATACTGTCGTGAAATGCAGACTTCTTGACGCCACAAGCGTGCGCAGCCTTCGTTATCGTGCCGTGCTGCTGATAAGCAGCAACACGGCGGGCGAGTTCTTGTTTTGAGAGCATTTAGTGTCCTCGAAGCTCGTGGATCGACGGGCCTTTGATTTCAATCGTAGAGACGGGACCACCGGGCTTGCTGTCGTCGAACACGCCGATCACAAGACTGCCGGTATACCAAGCGAAGGTGTCAAGGTCGGTGCGTCCTGCAAACAGCAACGGGCCATCTTCAAACTGATGATGGCCATGAACAACGTGCCGCCCGCCGTGCCCGCCTGCATACCCATCCGGATACCGCATCCATTGCATGGTCTGCGGCGTCTGCTCATCAAGCGGGATTGTCTCGTCAACACCAGCATGAACGAATACGCGATGCTCATCGACGTGGATGAGAGGCAAGGATTTGAGCCAGTCGATGTGCGGCTGTGGAACAAGCGTGAGTGCGCCAGAGATAGAGTCGCCTTCCTTTGCTCCATACGACTGAAGCGTCGCGCCGCCGCCGTTCGGCATCCAATAGGATCCTGCAAGTCCGGTGGCGAGAAGGCAAGTCAACATGATTTCCTCATGATTGCCCTGCAAGCATATCCACTTCCAGCGCTGCGGATCATCCGGGCCTTTCATCAGCCGTTCAATGATCTGCGCGCTTTGTGGCCCACGGTCAACGTAATCGCCCGTGAAGACAATAGTGCCGCCAGAGTGGCTGCTTTGCTCAATGCGTTCGATTGCGGACAGCAATAAGTCGTATCGGCCGTGGAGGTCCGCGACTGCAAAAGTCTTGCTCATGCGGCACCTCTGGCAGCAATCATGGCGTCAGCGTAAGCGTAAGCTAAGGAGGAAGCCACCTTGACGATTGTTGTATTGTTCATCTCTGCGACGGTCGCCATCTCATGGTGCGACCCTCCAATAAGGCCAGTCAGTGCTTGCCCCGCAAAATGATCACGTATTGTCAGGCCTTCATGCAGGCTGCCAATGCCGAACCCTTGCGGGCTTTGCCATGTAAGGAATGGGTGAGCAGGCCCACCCGTATTTTCGCGCGCACAAGCGCCCTGTGCCTGTTCAGACATACAGTCTCCTCGTGTTGGTTGGTTGCGGGTTGGTGGCCCACAATTTGTCATTGTGGTGGAAGTGAAAGGGGCGTCAACAGGTTTGCGCCGAAATAACGCCAGAAAGTCCCTAATTCTTTGACTGGCAAATACCTCAGCTACCCGACCTTCCAAAGATCGTCTGTCGTAATTGTTAAAATAATTAATGAATAAATACATGTAAAAAAGTTATCTACGATCGTCATTTTAATAACTAAAATAAATATAATTTGACAAAATCAAAATAAATCTTTATGGATTATTAATCGATATTTTCTTGATGTGTTTTGCTTATTGCGCGTTTAGCATCGCGCCCTGAACGAACCCCCTTTTAAAAATCGTTATCACTTTGCGTCACGGGAATGCGTGCTGCTATCTTTATTGCTATGAAAGGGTTCATTATGACCACTGGCACAGTTAAATGGTTCGATTCCACCAAGGGCTTCGGCTTCATTCAGCCTGATCAGGGTGGCCTCCATGCGTTTGTTCACATATCTGCTGTCGAGCGCGCCGGAATGCGCGAACTCATCGAAGGCCAGAAAATCGGCTACGATCTGGAACGCGACAACAAGTCGGGCAGGATGTCGGCTGGTAACCTCCAGGCTGCATAAATAGTATCCTTCTTTCCTTTGACCACGGATGTACTGGCACTGTTGAAAGAAGTTTACTTTAGAGGTCAGGCAATGCCTGACCTTTTTTACTTAAAAAGGAATTCTTTTATGTCGATTGAAACGCAACAAACCTATACAAAAGAGACACTCTTTAAGCCAACCTCATCTGTTAAAGAGACGATCGCGGAGAGAATAGATCGTACTGCACGTTCCATTCAAAAGGCCGAGACAGATGCTCGAATTGCAAAGACCTTGCGCCTCAGGAAAGCTCGGATGGAATACGGAGAAACGATTGTTCCTCCAGTGGAAAAAAAGAAGAGGTCACGGAAACAACATTAGTGAGAAGGACGACATATCCTCACTAGATGAAACGATAGTTTGTTTTTTTGATCTGGCGGGAAGTCGCCACACGATGTTTTCTACCTAGCTAGTGTTGATCCATTGCGCGAACTCATTAATTCCTGTCGCGTTACTGCCCTACCCCCTCGCCCGCGTCGTCTTCTGCTCAAACACACGATCCATGCGCTCGGTCAGCCCATCAATGCGGTTTGCAACGCTTTCGATGGCGCGCATAATCTGCGAGGTCTATTCGTTTGGTCGGCGATAAACCATCGAGTTAACATCTCGTTGGAATTCATCACGCCCAAGAATTGCGAATGCTGGCCTAACTCCATGTGGTCATTCGGAGCCGGCGTTGCGGTGCATGCTAATCGAAATGGCGTATCTTTCCACATCGCGATCATTTTGCGGGTTGTCTGACCAGTGAAATTCTTAATGACGCTGGACTCATCAAGCACCACGCCTGCAAACATGCTCGAGTCAAAATGATCGATTTTCGCGTAGTTAGTGACGTTGATGCCCGGTCCAACATCGTCTTGCGAACGAACAACTCGCGCGTCTTCGTATCCGAATTTCTGCGCCTCTCGAACGTGCTGCGGCGCAACAGCGAGCGGCGCCAGCATCAAAACGGGCTTTCCGATCTGCTCTGAAACTACTCTCGCCCATTCTAATGCGACAAAGCTTTTCCCAAGCCCGGTATCCAGAAACGCAGCACCCCCGCCTACACCAAGTAGAAACTCGGTTACGTCACGCTGATAAGCAAACATGCCTTCATGCAATGACGGAATAGACGAAAGCCCGCGCAGTGGCGCGTCGGCGCTTTTACGCGCCAACAACTCTGCATAAGACATATTCTCTCCTCGTGTGTGGAAACCCGACAGTTGGTGGCTAGCGGGGTGTGTGATAGACTTAATTTTCAGTTAGGAGTTGCCATGACCAAAGAATTTAAGACCGCTGATGAGTTGGTAGAAATTATCAAATCTAGATTGATAGCGTTGGGTTTCGACGTTGACGTCAGGGTTGTGAAGCAGGACGATGGTTGGAGTGCGATCCCTGCAATTTCAGCGGCCTCAAGAGAGTTTCTTCACAAATTCGAGGAAGTTCGCGACCATTATCGCGCCCAATACGATCTTAAAGATTAAAGATCGCTACCCATCACCTCGCCACCCTTTCCTCACGCACATTAAACCCCGGCACCTGACGCATACCGGCGCGTACTGTTTCCTCGGCCATTGCCTGCACAACAGCTTTGAAACGCTCTGGCGCACGGCCATATGCCCAATCAAGCGCGACGCCTTCGTCAACAAGATTGCAATGCCATACCGAGCGCAGGCCAGTACCAGTCGTGGCCGCCTTGTCTTCGCGCTTCGCCCAACGGTCAGCTTGTTTCGCTTCCTTGACCAGTTCCTCGGCCTGCTCGCGCGCTTCCAGATTACCAGCACTCGCCTGCATGGCTTCCTGCGCCTGGCGGATTACGCGGTCGGCTTCCTCACGCGCTGCCTTGGCAGCAGCTTCTTTTTCAACGGCAACCTTATTGCGCCATGGGGTCAGAAGACCTTGCAGCACTTCCTTGCCGAGAACCACTTTGCCCTTGCCTGACGTCTTGGTATTGCCGATCAGTTTGTTGTAACGCGTCTGGATTTCAGCTTTGGCATCGTCGTGCGGTTTGGCTTCGTCTTTGCGAACCTCATCGGCACGCTTTCCCGCTTCATGCAACTTATCGTGCAGTTCGGTCACAGCGTCAGCGAGAGCCTGATTGTCGATGGCTTCGCCGTCCGCGAAATTTTTCGCCTCGTCGAACAGGTCTTCGATTTCCTGTTTGATCTCTTCATATGCAGAGGTCGGCGGGTTGTTGTGGCCCATCCCTCTGGCGTTATACGGATCGTATGTATCTATGTCGGGATTTTTCATTTTTGCTCCTCGTGTGGTTGGCTGGTAAGGCCGGTAATACTCATTGTGGTGTGGTCGTCATTCGACGCAACAGGAATCTAAAGGAAATGTAACTTTACTTGCATGCCTTTGATGTTACGTTTGAATTGCGCATCGGCTTCCGGGTGGGGGCGCCGTGCGCAGTCGCTCTGACAGCCCTCGCTGCAGGGCGACTTTTTTGGTTGCTGCACTAACAATTTGCAACTGCAACAAACTGTCATTTCCGAATTCAGCGCTCGTACCTATTTAATGTCGGCATCCTGTTCGCAGGACGGCACCCGTATCGCGCGACCCAAGCCCCCCGCCCAAGCGCGATACGGGCCTTTTCGAAATAAAACGCCGGGCTATTCATGTACTCGTAAGAAGAATACAAATACCACTAACTTTGTAGGATTATGTACTCAGCGGTACTTGTTGCTTTACTAAATTAATACTGCTAAACGATCGTCGTCGGGGAGGACAAGACCGCCTGCGCGCGCTTCTGCGCTGCCGGGCGGTTTTCCATTTTTAGGGCCATGCATATACTGCATAACTGATGTGCATCATCGCCCATTGTAATCATTATACCAGCTACCTATCTTGGGGTTGTTCAGTCTCACTCCTCCTCCCAGAGACTGAACTCGAAGCGCGGCACTCCTCCTCCCAGTCGCGCTTTCCAGATCAGCCCGTTGCACACTCCTCCTCCCAGTGCAGCGGGCTTTCTTGTTTTTGGAGCTTCTATCTAGATCCATCAAAACGGTATTTCGTCGTCCAATATCTCAGACAGACCAATTGACACATTGTCATTTGCTGGGTCTGCCACGTTGTCGTTGTGTGCTTCTAGACTAAGCCCCGCACGCACGTCTTTCACATTCCAGTATTTGCCATTCGGAACGATGCTGATTTCATCGGTGGTGAGCAACTCACGCTGGCGCTCCAGCCATTCCATGACCGTCTTTGGAAACGGACGCTGGCCTCCGTGCTGCGTCCACCATCGATGCGCTTTGGTTTGTGCGAAACCCGTATGCTGTGGGCAAAGCCATTCATTGATCTGCGTGAAGCCTGCGATGTAGCTGCACTTGACCGATGGAGGTTTGTCGCCCTTAGCTATATAACTGAAGCAGTGATTGGCCGTGGACCATCCACCGTTAGAAACACACCGCACAACAATGCGGTCGGCTGTAGATTTTGGGATCGGGCGACGAAGAATTGAAGCTACGGTCGATCTGGGCAGGCTGAGAGCATTCCCGATCTCAGTCGGGTTGGCGCCAACCTCGTGCATACGATGCACCTCATCTATGGTTTCGTAATCTTTCATGCTCTCCTCGTGTTTGGTGCTGGTTGACAAATGGCTTTGGTGAAGCCATCTGTGTCCTGCGCGGGGTGGTACTCGCGAAGGAAACCAGCGTGTAGAAGTGGCGCAAGCCCTCCTCGTGTAAGCGCTGGGATTACGAGGCGGAGCGAGCAGCGGGTGGTGCCGGCTCTTAAACTCCGCCTTTAAAGTTTTCGACGTGGCAATGAGGAGGTGGGGTACGTGTAAGCCATGGCCACGCCGAAAGCGCGGGCCGCCATTTCTGGCAACCCACGTCCCTATTGATCCTACGGCGGCTTAGTAGAAACGTTTTCGCTTCTGATGGCTGAATTCGTCATTACGTCTCTCCTCACAATTCCTGTTAAACTTGCCTATCTTTCGATGGCGGATACCCTTGGAAGGATGTTCATTGTGTTGCCTGCCATTTTGTGATTCCAACGTCTGGTGCGCCGGTTGATGGTTGGAATGTATTGTGATTTATCCCATTCTTCAATGGGTTTCCTCCCATTTTTTATTAAGCACACAAAAAATGCCGCGAAAGCGGCATTGTGATTTATCACTATGGTTAATTTTAATTAGAGCTTTATGCGGCGAGCCTGCCTTGGCGGGACGATTGCCTCAATGTCAGCAGCCCAAACGACTCGCTGATCTCGCATTATGGGACCGTTGACCGATTCCAAGTCGTACAGGCCGGGCCGAGAGCCACGCATGAGCTTCTTCAATAAAGCTCGCCCATCCTCTAGCCCCACGACAACCATGTCTCCTAACATTTCATCCGTTGGCGCGCCCTTTACGTCACTATAGAATATTAGGGCGCCGTCGACGAAAGTACCCATAGAATAGCCGAGAACTTCGACAGCCACTGAATCAGGACCCGCACCAGGTGGTGTTATCACGTCGCTGAATCCCCCATCCCCGTTGCCGTAAATAAT